ATCTCTCAAGAACGGGTCAATCATATTGACCAAGAGAAGTCTTGTCAAATCATCATTGGGCTCGAACAGGAAGTACTTGGTCGCAGTTGATATAGCCTTCTCTAAAACTATGAATAATCTTCTAACATTGATTCTATCAAATGCCGATGATTTGTTAAGCTGGGTCTTCTGCCCCCAGATCACCTTTCCCTGTCCTGCGAAAGATACTATGGGATTGATTCCATTCTTATAGAGAACATCTCTGTTCCCCAACGTCGGGTTCCAAGCCAGTCTTCTGACATTACCTAAAACGGCTCTGTTAAGGCCTGCAGGTGCAAACCACGGGTCGCTTACTGAATCTGTATTGGCAAATATACCGGCAGCATGTCCCGATGCGGGTATCCATCTATACTTTCCATTATATTTATCATAGACCTCAAGCCAGTTTCCATAGAGAGCTGAATAACTTGAGTTAAGATTTAGTGTATCCCTTCTATAAACACGGATATCTTCTGTTTCACTGCCCGTATTATTGACACAATCTGCATATAGGCAGTCGAGAGTAGCCATACAATCTTTCCTTGTTTGACATATGGTGTCCATATACGCTTTTATCGTATCGCTCTTATTAGAGTCGATAAAGATATTAACGTCAACTTCTTCTGCATTTGCATACAGATCAAGTGATAGTTGGATATCACCATCTGATACGCTATCTCCATTGTCATCTAGGCCACCGGAAAAATCTTGCCAGTCAGCAGTGGAAATTGTGATCGGCCAATTATCTGTACTTGGATTCATTGAAATCCTTATATATTTTGATTGAGCATTGATTACATTCTCAGCATACGTTCTCTGCCCCTGGTCATTAACTCTCGTCTCCAAAGTTGAAACATTCCATATTTCCTTTGTTGTATAAGATGTCTCAAATTGTTCTTTTGCTTGGACAACAATAAGAAAATCATTCTCATCTGTGAGAGCGCTATCCACACTATGGATAGTTGCATATGTATCCCAGGCCGAGTTTCCTCCGGATGCAATTGTGTTATATGTACTATAGTCGCATACTGCCACCCTGATGCTGTTTCCCCACTCCCCTCTTGAGCTTGCAATCAGATAGAATGGATAAGTTCCGGCCACGGTTACTTCATTAGCAAATTCGTCAGGATCTTTACTGGCAAAGTCTGATATCTTATATGCATCAGTGGTAAAATCCACAAACGTCGCTTCAGCACCGCTTGCAGCTTTAGTCCCCGCAAATGCCGCGGACGTCGGCATAACCCTTGTGCAGTATAAGGCATTGCCATACCTGAGATATCCTGCAGCAGAAAGTAGGTCCTGATAACAATTAGCAGTATTATTTGGCTTACCAAAGGTTGCAACCAAATCAACTTCTGATGTTACCAGATACTTCTTAAACTCCGGACCTTTAACTGTATTCCTTAAAATAGTAACCGCTATAGACGTAGCAACAGCAGGGATGGTTGTGCTTAAATCTATTTCATTGACGGCAACTAATGGTGACAAGTAAAATGCCATTTATTTATCCTCCGTTTTGTTCTTCTTATTGTATTTATAAAAATTACTTACAAATTTTATGTTGTAGGTTCTATTATCTCATATCTATCAATTTTAAATGTAGCTGAACACTCGATTAAGTTTTCACCATCCCTGTATGAGAGAGTGACCTCTCCAAGGGACTGTATCCACACATTTTTAAACATTATCGACAGAACCCTGCTTCCGTAATTGTCTGTTATATTTAGTGAAGCATCTACCATATAATCTTTAACTATCTTAGATGGAATATCTTCATTGTTATTTATAAAAGTAAGCCATTTGTACAACAATATCCAGTTTTCAAACTTGGAATCTACTATAAAGGATATAGTCCAATCATCAAAAATTGCAATACCAGAATGAAATTGCATTCTTGAACCCTGCCACTTTTGTTCTGTCTGATCTAATGTCAATGCTGGTATTATAGTTCCGAAGATATTGAGAACCAGGGGTTTCATATCAGAAATCTTAGTTTCCGTCGGGATTATTGGAAAAACCAGAGAAAAGTTAGTAGGTGTTGATTTATTTAGGTTGTCGGATATTGCCATGTTTTACCCTCTACACACTTGTCGATGGTGATACACTTGGACTCGTTGAAGGAGATAGTGATGGACTCAATGAAGCACTCGGGCTTTCTGAAGGTGAAAGTGATGATGAAATTGAAGCACTTACCGAAGGACTTTTACTCGGACTCAGTGATGGTGATTCACTCGGGCTCAAAGAAGGCGATTTAGATGGAGACCATGAAGGTGATACATTTCCCGAGAATATCTCGTAATTATAGAGAAGGCGTGCATCATCATCATATCCCAGTCCCTCCATAAATATACTCTCTCCCCAATTTTGTCCGGGATATTGAGCGGCGGAAGTATACATACTTGTGGTGTCTCTGGAAGCCCATGCAGCTGGATCCACGTACTGATTCAAGAAGATCTTTTCTACCAATGCTTTTGACGCGCCAGCGGCCGATATTGGTTTGAATAACCAGGCCTGTACTGTAAATAATATTGACCATCTAAGGACTCTGGCCTCTTCCTCACCAACATCATCTGTCATCTCGGGTGAACAGCTTGATAGAATTACCTTTATTTCTATGGTGGTGTCTACTTCCGGTATGTTTATTCTCATAAAGGTGTAAGGTGCAAAATATGGAAGTATCTGCTCAAATATCTGGTCAATATCGACCATATGCAGGGCCCATACTCTAACATTGAATGTGATGTTATACGGTGCAGGAACACGATAATAAGACCCCAGTAAATTAGTCATATCTTTAGATACTATGACTTCTTGTGTGCTATTACCTAACCTATTAGGATCAAAATCTATGGCCTGAATATCGACAGATATGATAGGTAACATTTCCTCGTTTCGGCCGTGCTCCTTGTACCACAGGTATTGCTTAGCTTTAGGGCCGAATCTTACAGGCACCAGTACAGTCTTCAATAAAACCCCGTTGGAATTGTATCTACCAACATAGATTTCGTTAAATTGATCGCAAAATTGTATGATCGTTTTACGAATTACTTTGTAATAATAATAGGTCTTCATCCAGCCTGCTATTCCCTGCTCCTTATAACACTGTCCTTCTTGTATCCTGGGCATATGCCTAAATCATGAACATCAAAGTACTCCATTGCCCCACCAGACATGGCAACAATCTTTTCGTTTCTTGGATGGGAACAGGTATCATAGACTCTTCTCATGGCCATACCTCCCATTCTAAACTTACACGTTCCACAGCATTCCACAAAGTCCTTGTACCCCGCCCGTTTCCATGCAAGTATCCTTGCACTCTTTCTATCACCCTGTGGGTTGTATGGTTTCGATGGAACGGCCTCGTCTAAATACTTATCAAGTTTATCCTCTATCATTTCACTTACCTCTCTCTGTACAATGGACAATATCCATTTGAATCCACCCAAAAATATACTTCCCCGTAAGCTTTTGCATGCTTCTTATTCAAGTTGTTACTACAACTATAAGGCTTGCTAGAATAATCATTTATGAAGTAACATGTAGAGCAGCACCTGATATCCAGTGTTTCGTATCTCACCTCTGCGTACATCTTAGGTTTCTGTTCCGACCAAGCCTTGGTCTTTTCATCAAGGTACTTATCAAGTTTCTTTTCCATTTTATTACCTCTGGAACTTTGGATTGGCAAAGTTGGCCCTGCTAAACTCTAATCTGTCTACCAGTTTTAATACCTGTCCATTATTAGCTATAGCTACGAAACCTTCTGGTGTGGTAATTTTATAGCCATCACCGCTCTGTAAAAATGTTCCTATGGTTCTAATCTGTTCAAACTTCCTAACGAAGAGCATTTTCAATTTTATACACCAATTATAGATATTGAATAGATTTCTCATTACATTGGATTTACTTCTCAAAAAGTCAATCAGACTCTCCTTAGCTCCAAGTTCTTCCAGATACTTTATAAATTCCTCTAACATTACATTAGAAGATATGACACCCCAACCCAGTTTTATTCTATTATTTCTGAATGACATTATTAAAGGAGCTATGTCCCATTTTTTCAATGCGCTAAAATCAACATTAGTTTTCGTTACAGCCTGTAGTATACCATTCAGTTGGCTCAATTCCTTGTCGGTGAAGTTCACTACACCAGAATAATCCTTTATGAAGGCATCCTGCACCCATACGTTGGGTGTCTTGGCGAAATGTGAAATGTTTATGTTGAAAGATGCTGATAATTTGATTATCGACTTTCCTTTGTACTGTGTATGAACCACCAGGCCCATTTTAGCTTTCTTTATTTCCTTTGCTAGGGGTAAATTATCAGGCACCGCATACACTATGGTATTGGGATTGAACGTAATATTCTTCTCACCATCTATAGTTTCGGCCTTTAGATCTCCCTCGGAAAAGAGAAAGTCTCCCTGATATATACCATTGGGCTTCAATTGTGGTAGGTACTTCAAGCCTATTTTCAGCTTATCAGATAAACCCTGTGAGTGACCGAACAACTTATCTACATCCTGTGGGGTGTAGGCTATCTTCGGTGTCTTGTTGAACAGGGATTTTGTGGACACAAAAAACTTATCGTTCTCTGGGTCAATCCCAAATATAATTGCAGGCGCGCCGTCCCACTTGACAGTGACTTTAGCCTTGGAAATGCTGTCTCCAGACATTGAATCTCTCAAATCTTCTGCTATTTTGATATTCTGTTTGATACCCTCTTCTCCGGATAAAATATTATCCTCATAATGCGTCATGTGAACGTTGATATCTTCTAACAGCATATCAAAAAAGTCAACAAAGTTGACATTCTCCAATGCCTGTATCTTCTTTACATTGTATGCCCGTTTGAACAGCTCAAAGTATTTTCTATTATCAAGTCCTTTGGCTATCATCCTGCTATAATTATAATAGTCATCTTCTTCGAGTGCCTTCCTAACCTTTGAAGCGCTTACATCCTCTGCACCTCTTGGGATTTCATCGGCAAATACCTCATACTTCACCTTCTTGAATTGTTGGATATATCCCTGTATTCTATCAGAACCGGCAATAATTCCAACACCGGCGGCCGTGGGGATTTTATGGTCTGAAATTATATCAGGAAGGTATCCCATTCGTGCCAGGATGGGCT